AGCATCTTCTGCTTTTCCTACTTTCTTCAGACCACCAAACACGGATGCACCTAAACCTAAACCTGCCAGCTTACCTGCTCCAAGTTTACCCAGAGCTGCAAGTGCATGAATTTTTGCCATAGGATCTAAAGAAAGCATTTGGGGTGCAAATCCACCAGGACCAGTAACGTCCACACCTAATTTTTTACCTACATACTCAGAAGTACCCTTGTATTCTGGATTCACTGCAGGTGGTTTGCCTTTAAACGCTGGTTTTCCGGTTTTAGGATCAATTTTGTAGTCTGAAGGTACTGGCGGGCGCATCATTGCTGCTTTATAACTTGCTGGAGGTGTTAATACACCCTGGGTAAACCCTTCTGCAACATCAACAGGGTATGCACTACCTGCTGCAAAGAGTTTTGCTGCATCAACTAACCCCTTTTCATACACACCAGCGCGTTTCTGACGCTCCAAAAGTTGGCGTGCAACCTTTTTTTGCAGATGTTTTGGTATTTCTGGTCTTTTTCTCATATCAATTCAATATTTCGTCATAAACAGGATCTGGACCGTGTATTTCCCACCAATTGTCCACATCACCTACTATTTTTGCCTCTGCTGCCTCTTCCATACGCTGCTCTTCCCTCTTAAACCACTCATCTGACCCCATCAGTGGCTGGAATGTCTCTGCCTGGTGCAGGAAGGCCAGAGACTCACGCCACACATAGAGCAACGCGTCACACGCATGATTTTCGCAGTCTGAACGCTCAATAAATCTCCCCTTTGTACGCTCATTTAGATCCCATTCCAGCAATTCCAGCTCATCTATCAGCTGCTGGTTCTCTTCTGTGTCCAGAATCTGCAGCTTACCCTTCTTAAAGTCACTGTTAAGCAGTTCAATGTGGTCATGCTTCGCACGTTTCTGAGCCGGTAGTATATTGAGCGAAAAACGCTTTGACATTTCCTCCACCACCATCTTACCCAGGCCACCTGTGTCTGCCACAATTCGCTCAAACTCATATTCTCCATCCAGCCACTTAATCTTCTTGCCAATATCGTCAGATGTGAGGTGCTGAAACTTCGATACTTCAAAAACAATTGTCTCTGGAGAAATGTCACTCCACCCAACAACAACAAATGCAGTAGAATCAATGAACCCCAGATCCACACCCAGAGCATAATGAAACTCCTCTTCAGGCAGCTCATCACATAGGTTGCGCAGCTTGTTAAACTGGTATACCAGGCTGTTTTCATCACGTACCCACTCACCCTTATACTCCCGCCTAAAAGTTGCATCACTCTCTGACCAGTGGTTTTCCACCATCTTCCTGTCTAACCAGGCCTGCGCACCTGGAAGATGCGGATTGTCCAGCAAGGTCCAGGCGTGCTGCTGCCACGGTGAGGTATTCAAACTGTCGCAATCATAGTAAAATCCTGCAGCTGACGCAGCTGGGGTTCCAAACATCCAAATTGCACCGTCCAGGTCCAATGACGCAGGTTCTAAAATATCATCAATTAACGTAGCAAGTGTGCTACTCTTGATACTCTGTGCCTCATCAATTACTGCAAGCGCATACTTAGGTCCGCGGAACTTCTCAATCTCATTTGCGTCCTGGCAACCACCCATAATAATCTGAGAACCATTAGGAAAACGCACCGTCAAACTGTTCTCCAGGAACTCCATACCAAATGCAAACTGGCGTTCAATCTCACGTAACGTGGTCCAGACAATACGCCTTGCATTCTTAATGCTCAAAGTAATATACGGAACCAGTAAATTGTCATTATGCACTGCAGCTGATATTAAACCCACTGCTGCTAAATGTGTCTTACCTGCACGCCTGCTGCACCTGGCTAATTTCTTTTTTTTGGGGGAATCTAAAAATACTTTCTGAAACGGATGCAGCGAATTCTCCAAGCCTGCACATAAATCCTTCAGCTTGTTCCTGACTCCGTCCCTAGCCCTTTTTCGCCTTATTGCTTCCTCTACCAGAAGCCTTTTTTCCCTGCTCCACTGCAGATCGTTTGCTGCTTCCCTGCGTGCCCTTTTGAGCTTGCTTCCCGCCATGATACTCTTCCATGCTCTGAATGTTGTTAAGTGGTACTAAACGCGTATGCTTCACACCCTGAACATTGCGATTCACACAAACCAACCCCTCAGTGTAAAATAAACGCGTGTCTGTTCCGTTCTTCTCTCCGCGCAACAAAATCTCAGAAGTGCCTCCTGGCATCTGCAATATGCGCATTAAATGTACTTTCTCAAGTTCCATGATTTATCATCCGATAAGGGTTCCATAAAAACCGCACACCAGGGAATGCAACAAACAAACTCTCAGTGCGGTGTGAAATAGTGACGTTGCCATCCGGTAATCCTGCTGCACGATACAAACACCCGCCAATGCCAAATCCGCGGAAGGCACTCTTCACATAGATGAAGTGCAACAGATCACCTGCGCTGCACACATAACCCCACACCGTGTCCTCATCATCTGGATCGCACGCAAGTGTCAGGGTGGAGGTGCGGATTATTTTTTTGAGGAGTGTGTCGTGTTCATAAATCAATAGGGTGGGGGGTAGGGGTGGAGTGTGGTGGGGGGTGGCAAAATCCCAGGGTGGTTCTGCTGCAACGGTTTTGGTCCAGGAATCCAGCACCAGCCCTAGCGCACGCTCATCCGGTTCAATGTTACGCATCAGCACAGCAATTTGCTCTGAGTTTCGATGCGTTGGATACACAATTTGACTGCCTGTCTGCGAACTCTCTGTAATCATTGGCTTTTTCTCATCCATGAGTCAAACTAGATCAATGTTCAGTTATTCCCATTTTGAACATTATCCTATAATGAATTAATATCATTAGAGTTTTTATCTTCAATCGCAGGTGGATTTACAACTTTGAGTAGTGCTGGATCATCTCTAAGTTCACTCAATAGCTCTGAATCACTAATTCTAGACAAATTTACCTGTATTTTAGCCACATTCTGGAGATCATTAGCCCATTGATCCGGTGCGCGGTTCTTCAGGTAAAACATTGTAGCGTGAGTGTTACCAGACTCTGCCTGGCTTTTGAGGCAGCCGGTCATGTTCTTAATTCCTCGCGCCTGCCCGCGTGTGAGAGCAGATTGCAAAGCCCCCGATTTAACCTTATTGCGATACAACGTGCTTGGGTTAATCCCTAGGTTCCATGCGGTCTGGTCCAGTGTCATGCCCAACGCACCGCACTCTTCAGCTTCAGCTAATACTTCTGGTGTCACCTCAAACGCTTTCACTTGGCTGCCTTCTTTCTGTTGGTGCGTCTTGATACCAGACGCAGGTTCTTGCGCTTATTGCTTCCACCTTTGCTCAGTGGTTTCTTGTGATCCACCTCACGCTTATCACCAGGCTTGAGCTTCAGCGAATACCTGGCGCGGTGTCTTGCGTTGTTGTTCTTACGCTGCTTTGGCTTTTTGTGGTACGTGTCGTACTCTTTGCGGTAGTTACGTTTTGGCATAGGTTTTAGCTCTTGAGCGTGTAGGTTACAGAAATGGTTGCACCTGTCCCATCTGAGGTAAAGTCATAAAAGAACCTGGTGTACCTGGCGTACAGATCATCTTCCAGCAAATTTGTTTCACCACCAGAAATACTTGCAGTTGCACCATTGACCCAGGTGCTATCATCATTTGAATGTTGAATATATATTTCAGCAACCGGTGTTCCAGTTGAGGTATTGACTGCGACAAAACAGACTTGGCGGAATTGTCCTGCATCAATTGTATCACCGGTCACATCACCGGAAGCGTCTCCAGCACTTATGTAGTCACTGGAATTTCTGAATTGCACTGGATTCATTGTGTCCTCGCATTAAAGAGTTTTGGGTGTTTTTCATTGTAGCACAGATTTTTCTACTAACCCAACTTGAGTTGTGCGTCTTTAAACTTCTGCTGGATAACTTCGTTCTTTTTCCAGCTTTCAGCAATAGCATTCCAAACTCCCTCCAGTTCAGTTCTGTTGCTTGCACCTGCTATCATCCTGCTTGCTTCCCTGTACGTATTTGTCCAATTTTTCTCTATGGGAACAGACCTGTCTTGTTTAATGGAAGGTTTTGGTTTAACCGTAACATCTTCTTCTAACCATTGCTGAACCAATTTACCTGCAGGGTTCAGGAAACCTTCAGCTGAATGATGTGCAGTATTTGTTTTCTTCCTATCATCGATATATTTCCTGGTTGCTTCAGTAATTTGCTCTGGAGTAAATTTCAGCTGCAGATAATATTCCCAGGCTTTCTGTTTTCTTCCAACGCCTTTCCAGATTAAAGTTTTCCAATACTCCCACCATTTTTCAAAATCCGCCTTTTTGTTCTTATTAGTTTTTTTAGTATTATTATTATTATTATTCTTATCTGTGGTTACTTGTTGGTTACTTGTTGGTTGGTTGCTGGTTACTTGCTGGTTACTTTGCTGGTTGGCATCGTCTTCTAAATACTGATAATCATTATAATTACAAACAGTTAAGTAGGTAAATTTGCTGGTTGATTTTTCGCTTAATGGTTTGACCATGCCGAATGTATGGAGCGTGCGTAGTGCGTACCTAACATTCTGTTCACTGAGGCCGGTTTCCAGCGCAATTTGCCTCCTTCCAGTGATAAAACTACCGCGTTCAACTACTAACGGTTTCCCATTCCAGACAATAGTTTTATCACTCCAATTTGCTCTCAGCAGACAATAATTAAACAGGTGGGATACTTTAGGTTTCCTGAATATTCCATTGTCCAGTATCTTTCTGTGTAACTTTATATAGCCTTCCATAGCTTATCCTTAATTTACACTCCATTTGTTGCTTCATGCATTTCTTTTGGTTCATCCATGTTTTCCTTGGTGGCATTTATTCGGACAACTTTAATTGCTGTTGCTAAGACTTCATAAATAAATTTTTCCTTATCAAATTCAACTCCAGGTATAGAGTTAAGGAATTTATTAAGGTTAGATAAACTTTCTGTTACCTCATCTAAAGTAGTTTTATGAAGCTCCATCTTAGGCTTATCCTCTACCATCTTAGGTTTGTAGCCATTAGTCTCAGGATATAACGCTCTCCGTGTATCCCAGGCTTTCTTCTGACCACTCTTCCGGTTCTTTGCCATAATCATTTTCTTAGTGGTATACTTCTTTCTTGGTGTACCATCTGTATTTAATTTAGTATGTTTACGCATATTATTCTCCTAATTATAGTTTAGTTATTAGCCACTCAATTTGCACTGGATGAGTGCAGTTAATACGGTATATCATCCTGAACAGCACCTGTTGACTTTGCCTGTGCAGCTTTCAGGTTAGTGATTGCATCCAGGGCAACACTACCTACACTGTTCAGCGACTCTTCATCTTCTCCCATAGGAATTGGCTTGCTCTGCTCACGCAGCTGTTGGATGTTTGCCTGGTCATTAGCTGGTGCAGTTGCAGGCATGAAACCTAATGCACCAAATGGGTTGCCATCATGTTCGCCATCCAGTATCACACGCAAATCAATCATTGCATCCTTCATTGCATCAGTAATTGCTTTAGGTGGTGGTTTGGACGGTGGTTCTGCAATAACAGTATATTCTGTTTCTAATCCTGAACCGGTCCTGCCTATTTCCAGGACATAATTAGAAGGATCACCCCAGGCTGGATTCTTTGCATACGCTAGGATGGGAGTTTTAATTGTGCTTTGTGTCACCTCAAAAACCATGGGTTTTTCCAGGTCAACGTGCCATACTGTGAACATCCAGAACAGCTTTGGTTTGCCTTCTCTGTCTATTTCTTTGAGTGACTGAGGACATGGCTTGCCTAACTCATACTGCGCACGCACAGGCTTATTGTCATTACCCCATGCCTCCCATCCCTGGATAAAACTTGCGGGGTCTTTAGAAGTACCCATTATACGGATACGGTGTTTTTCATTTTCTTTGATTCTCAGGTAATCTGAGGACACACTTGGTTCTGGGATTGGCTCAAACATTTTTCTCTCCTATAAAATTATTGGTTAGATTAATTACATCTTCGTACTGGTCCAGGTCAGCTAACGATTTAGCATCCCACTCTGCACCAGCCTTGCCTGTCTTCACACCCAAATTGATATTCGCAACTTTAGGATCTGGCAATTTTGGTACAACTTGGATCTGTCCACCTTTTGCTTTAAATTCAGCAATCTCATCTGCATACTCACTGGTTTTCAGATCACACTCATTAATGTCTCGTTTAGTTAATTCAAACTTTTTCCTGGGCGGTCTGTATTCAGCAGATTGTTTGCAGGAAGAAGAGCAGTATATAACTGTGTACTTAGCTGGAGTAAATAACTGACCGCAATGTACGCAGGGTTTGCGTTCGGTGACTTTTATTTCATTGTGTAGTTTTACCTGGTATCTGAGCTGATTAATATATCTGCAGTGCTCAGAACAGCGCACGTGATTGCCACGGATGGGTACAAACTCTTCGCCACATTCCAGGCACTTAACAGGCGGGCGTTTCGGAACCCTTGAGCGTTTCCACCGTTGATAACAACGGGGACCGCAAAACATTTTTGGCCTCTCTGCACGCGCAACAACAGTCTCACCACACCACTTGCAATCGTTAATTAGATTACCTGGTCTTGATTTCTGTACCACGGTTTTGCTACCATTTCTTGCGGTTTTCCATAACCACTGGGCGATCCTGCGCCAAGCCATGATTTCCATTTCTCTATAGCATCCAATGTTTTTTCCTTGCTGATCTCCATTAGCTCTTGGTCCAGGTAAACAAAATGAACCTGGTATGGTTCTGCATTTTCCACCAGCAGATAATAGTAATGTTCACAGGGCATATTTGAATCCTCATACACCAACAGCTGCAAGCCTGCCTGGAGATATATCCCATAGTTCCACCAATCCTTTTGCCACTTCTCAACATTTGCTGCACCCTTCTGCCTTGACTTAATATCAACAAGAGTTTGGGTCCGATCCGAAATTGATTGTTCCCAACAATCCATATCAGGTCTTGCCTTAACATCCACACCGTTTATAGTGGTGAACACGCTGCGTTCAAACAAAGCACATTCCAGGTACTTCTCTGCATAAGGATGGGACCACGCTGCATCCATGCAGCCAACTGCCATGTCCCATTGCTTCTCGGTGATCGCTATTTTGTCACCAATTGCTTCATGGAAATCTGCCAGTTGTTGCTTCCCTGCTTTGGTCCGCTTATTTATGTCCGGTGGTTCACACGCATAGTATTTACTAATGTCCCTGGTTTCAATTGCAGTGTGAATTAAAGTGCCGTTTATCATGGCAGCTGTTGGTTTGGTGGGATGGTTTTTGTTGTATTGTGCAATGGCGCAGCTGTTTTCTACATCCATTAGATTGTGTGCGCTTAATGCTGGCAGCTTGTGGTAATCTTCCAGGCTTATATTATCGTTTATCATTGTCTCCTTAAATTGATGGACAGTCCTACACGGTCATCGGTACTTGTCACCTTACTCAAACCTCCCCCCACCCTAGCCTGAGACTGTCCAATTAAAACGGTACGTAATGTTTAATGTTCTTGCGAGTTTTCTGCCTGACTACCGCCAGGGCAAACTCAACATCTTCAATGGATCTGACCACAT